GTTACTTGGGGCGCGGTCATTGGCACGCCTCGCAAGCGCCGTCGCCAGACAGGTCGCAGGCCGGGGCCAGCGGGGTGTCGTTGTCGAGGTCGAGGCCAGCGGCGGGCGTGGGCTTCACGGACCCGGGAGCGAGGCCGCCGCCGGGGTGGATTGTGTCGGTGGCCGCAGCCGAGCCGCGCGCGGCGGCATCAACGGCGGCGGCGCCCAGAGCCGCAAGCACGGAAAACGGCAGGTCGATGGCGGCCGAGTCCAGGCCGTTGCCACCTTGGCTGCGAACGGTGACGCGGCACTTGCCGTCGCGGGTTTTCGACAGGTTGACGTAGCCGGGGTACGGGCCGACAGGCTCGGTGTAGGCGTAGATGGTGTCCATGGCAGTAGGAGGTGAATCCCGGCAACCGGCCGGGGCGGCGCTTTCATTTTATGCTTTTTTGATCAACCGGCGCGTTGTGCGGCCGCGACAAACGAGCGGATCCCCTCGTTCCAGGCGCCGTACCGCAGCACCTCGGCATTGAAGGCCGTGACGTCGTGCTCCACCACCTTGAACACCGGCAGGCCGTCGCGGTCGAACCTGGGCGCGCCGAAGCGGTCGAGCGCCTGCTGCACGTGGCAGAGCTCGTGAAACACCAGGGCCTCGCGGTCGAGCGGCGCGGCCTGGGCCCACCACTGCGCGTCGAGCACCACGAGGAACTGCGGCAGATCGCCCAGCATGCCCTGCAGCAGCTGCAGGCCGAGATCCTTGAACCCGCCTTGGAACATGCCCCCGACCTCGTGCACGCTGCCGAGCACCACCTTGTTGCCGCGGTGCTTGGCGTCGTTGCGCATGAGCCAGCCAAAGCTCACTTCGTGCTCGTGCAGGTGCAGCAGCTCGGGCAAGCGCACCAGCCGGGCCGCAATGTCGCCCGGGTGGCTGTCGTCGCTGGGCAGGCTGTAGGCCTGCAGGTCGTCGGCGTCGGTCATGGCCGCATTGTGCCGTCACGCAGCCGCGAACAGGTCGAGCTGCGGCGGTACCGGCGCACCGGCCGCGCGCGCGGCGGCCTCGATCTTGGCCAGCTCGTGCGCAATGCGGGCCTCGGCGATGCGCAGGTAGTCGGGGTCCAGCTCGCAGCCCACGAACCGGAACCCTTCGCGCACGGCAGCCTTGCCAGTGCTGCCAGAACCCATGAAGGGATCCAGCACCACACCGCCCGGCGGCGTCACCAAGCGGCACAGGTAGGCCATGAGGTCGGTCGGCTTGACAGTGGGGTGAGGGTTGCCGTTGCGCGCTGGCCAGTCGGCATCCTCGCGCTCGCGCATGGTGGCGCCGGTGGCCACGGCAGGCTTGTCGCCGCTTGGCAGGCCCTCGTTGCGGTCGGCGCGACTGGCTTTTGCGCAGTAGAAGAACCGGGCGGCGCTGCCGGTACCAGCGTCGCGCAGCGCGGCGACGTCGGGCTCCTTGGCATTCATCCCCCAATCGCCAGCACGGTTTCCGGCGCCGCGGTTCAGCTTGCGAGCCGGGCCGCTGCCGTTGCTGTCCGGGAACCCCGCCAGCACCTCGTCGCTGCCGTCGTGGATCAGGTTGGCGGGCCAGCGGCCAACGTACTCTTTCACCTCTCCTTGCGTCCCGCGGCGTGCCTCTGCCGTGCCCGGAGCGCCAAGCTGGTTCCCGTGACACGCGGCAAATGAGGTGTATGCCGCGTGTCTCACCTCATCGCCAACCCTGCACCCGTCGATATTCAGCGCCCCCGTGCCATGCGCCAGCACGTTCGCCGCCACGGTGCCCGCCAGCGGCTTGCGCGCCACGGTGATCGGCTCCAGGGCGGGTTTCAGGGCGGTGCCCCAGCCTTGCCACTGGCGGGCGGCTTCGGTGGCGGGGGCGGTGATGGCGCACTCAGCTTCGGCGCCCGTGAACTTGCCGTATGCCTTGCGCCGATGCTCGTCGGTGTCGTTCTGCTTCATGGAATAGCCCGGCTGGCCCAGCTTGCTGCCGACCACCTCGCGCTCCGCGCCAGCCGCCTTGTCGATGGCCTTTGACACGTCCAGCGACTTGGGGAACCCCGACCCGTACACCCACGCGATCATGTCGCGGATCTCGAAACCGGCGTCCTCGATGCGCACGGCCATGCGGTGCTGGGTGCGCGTGCCAGCGAACGCCAGCAGGTGGCCGCCCGGCTTGAGCACGCGCAGGCACTCGGCCCACACGTCAACGCTGGGCACGTCATAGTCCCAGCGCTTGCCCATGAACGCGAGCCCATACGGCGGGTCGGTCACGATGCTGTCGATGCTGGCATCCGGCATGCCACGCAGCGCTTCGAGGCAGTCGCCCAGGTGGATGGTGAAGGGTTTGGTCATTTTCGGGTAGGTGATGCGCCCGAGCCGCGCCCGAAGACACCGGCCGAACTGCCGAATCTCTTGCGTGACAATGGCTTGCAGCACATGGCGCACAGATTGATGATCAGTTTCGAGCCAAGATCTCGGCCTGGGCGGCCACGATCTCGCTCGGGAATTCCGGGGTCGGCTCGGGGTTGCGCTGGCAGCGGATCCCGGCGTCCACGCCGGACTTGAGCCGGATCCCGCAGCAGCACAGCACGGACTCGGTGCGCCCCTCGCGCTCGGCGCCGCAGTTTGTGCAGCGGTACACGTGCCGACGGTCGAAGGTCTCGCGCGCCACGATGCGGCCGAAGCAGGCCCGGCAGACGTGGTCGGTGAGGGTCCACTGGTGCCGATCGCTCACCAGAGCCTCGCTTGCCGCAACCCGGGCGGAATGGCCACGCCCTGGCCGAACACCACGCGCTGCCGACTGTCGCGCAGGGCGGCCACCACCAGCTCGTCGGTGTCGGCCGACAGGTCCAGCCGCAGCAGGCGCAGGTCATCGCCACAGCGGAACCGGATCCGCCGGGCGTGCAGGCCCGAGTGCTTGACCGGCGCCGTGCCCTTGGCGTTGCGCCCGGCCACCACCTCGCGCTCGCGGTTGTAGCAGCTCGGGCAGGTATGCCCGCGGATCAGGCGACTGCTGCCGCGGTGGCAGCGCGCGCAGGTCATGGTGCCCTTGAGCGGGCTCATGCTGGCCGCCACCTCGCCAGCGTGCACCGCCCCCAGGGGGCAGCACTTGCAGCCATCCGAGCACAGCCACTCGGGAGCAGGCGCCGCGGCCTTTGCCGACCGCTCGGCGCCATCGAGCCCGTTCGCCTTCCGCCACATATCGGCGCAGCTGCTGGTGCTCAGCGTCGCCCGCATGCGATCGCAGCGGAAGAACAGCCGCCCGGGCACGGCTGGGTTTGTTGCGTACTCGACCATGAGGCCCCTTGCTCAAAGATGGTGCAATTCTAGGTGAAACCCGGCCCCATCGCGCAAGTGTTTTGCCGTGACGTCGCGTGTCGCCAAAAAACAACGCCAAGACTTCCCAAGACCTCCAGGGTGGCCGCCGTGAACCTTGCCCAGGCCACAACCCGGCATTACCGTCCGGTTGCATGCTCGGTTGCTCAAAAAACCGTTGGGGGGCACCCCTCCTGTTACTGTTACCCTTGTTACTAAAGAATAGTAAGTATAAGAGAGAGTGTGAATAATTGTGTAATATATGATAGATTTAATACTTACATTGATTCTTTTATGTTTGTTTGCTTTTTACATCGTGTGTTGTTGATACAATGCTTTCCTCTTTTCTGGGGTTTTTTGTTCTCTCCGGAGTTGCCCGGTAACTGCCCAGCCCAAAAACCCTGAAAACCGTTGCGCCACAACGGAAACCGCCAACACCCAGCCACTACCGCCATGACCTACTCAGACCTCGATTTCCGCCGCCAGCTGATCCGCATGAAGGTCGGCGACACCATCCAGGCCAGCCATCCGGACGTGACAAACGACCGCCTGATTGCCCACGCCAAGCAGTTTGCGAAGCCCCGAGGCTTACACTTTGTTTTTGCCGAGACCCCCGGCGGCCTTACAGTCACCCGCGTTGCCGAGGCCGTTCGGGCGTCCAAGCACCCCGAGCTCGACGCCCTGGCCATCGGGCAGTCGGTCCTGATCCAGGGCGACGCCCAGCGCCTCATGCGCTATCGAGTCGCCGCCGCGAACAAGACGCGAGCCGGATCCGTGCGCCTGA